AGAGGCGGCTCCGCAAGAAAACCATACTAGAATTCGCATTTTTATTTTCCTGTAGGCGGGGCGTCAATTTGGTCGTTGCTAACTGTGCGTTGGAAGGCAAGAAAAACACGCACTTACGACATCCTTGAATGCTTGCCTAACCGCCCCTAACCTTATTCTTCTGCTTTCGGCAATTGCGGGATTGCTTGAGCGCGAATCTCAGCGATCAGGCCTTCGACCTGTTCGTAAGGTTGGCGGCCAAGCATACCCATAATTACATTGACTTGTTCAATTGAAAGGGTCAAGTCAATCATGCTGCGCTCCTACGACGACGCGCGGGTGCTTCGGGCGCAGCGTCTTCAACAACAGGCGCTTCGCCGTCCATGCCAACCCACTCAACAATATCAAACAAGGGCGTATAGATACGACCGTAGCTCTTATGCTGATAGTGTTCCTTTTTAAGCAACACCACAGGCACGGGCTTAGTTTGATCCGCGTCGACTTGGTTAGCGATGGCCACAGCAAGCGCTTGTACCGCACGCTTACCACCGACAGACGTTACTGTGTAACGCGCTTCCATTCCCTCGTCCTCGCCGCTCAAGCATTTAAGTGACATACCGACTTGGGTTTCCCATCCACGCTTCGCACTTGGCGGGGCGGCATCCACTTCGGGTAACGGCTCGGATACAGGCACCATCTTTTCGGCCAACACCTCACCATCACCCCAAGCGATAAAGCCGTGGATAAACGAGAAAGGATTGATCGCCCACTTAGCGTCGTCTTGCGTCTCGGTCTGGTCTGCACCAAATACCCAGTGGCCTGTCTTGTCCATCTTAATGATGACCGAGCCAGGCGTGCCCACGTCTTGCTCAAGCGCGCGAAGCGACTGAGAGAGTGACGAAACAGCGGGGAGGTTTGCGGATTTAAAAGTTGCGATATTAGACATTTTAGATTACCTTAAGTTTAGATAGAACCCTTGAGAGGTTCAAGATTGCTGGGCGAGGGTCATCCTCGTTTGCCAACGTACTGCCCGACGACACCGATACAGCCAGTTCCGCCGGAAAGTTCTTTTTGCCGACCAACTTCTCGGCTTGAGCGACAGATATTAGCTTACTTTCAAAAGCTTTGTCACCTAAAAATTTTATTGCGTCGTCTTCGTTCGCCCATTGACGTGTGCCACGCTTGGCAACTAACTTGTAACCCGATACGGGGACATCGTTCTCAAGCATGGTGAACGCCATCTCACGCACAGACTTAATAAAATCTTCGATCTGATCAGCTTGTTGCAAGTAATGCCCGATCTGTGTTGCGTCAATTGTCTGCAAGCTTGTCTTCATAAAACGATCAACTTCGCCTGTCATCGCAGGGCACACGGGCTTGGCTGCGCACCACCGGCAATGGTCGCCGGCCACGGGTGTTGTCGCTGTCTCGCTTTCTTTAACCGCACGCACAAGATCACGCTCAAACTGTTTGATGCGCGCGGGTGTTGTCACCCAACGACGCATGACCGGCGGTTGCACAATGATGATTTCGATCTCGTCGGCGTCTTTAAACACCCACTCAACGCCAGACGTGTGCATAGCAGCCGCAGCATAGAACATACCTTGCTCATTTTCTACTGCATCAACCACCACACCATCGCCAAACTTCCAATCCAGAACAATGGCCCGATCACCAATGCGACCAAGCAGATCAGCAGAACCAAACACCCCAGGCAAGAGAGCGCCAAAACCCACGCGGCTTTCCACAGCATACTCCAGACTGCCATCAACATTGATTTCGTCAAGAAAAGCCAACGCCGGAACAATCTTTTCATCGTATAGCTCCTGCGTAAGTATGTGATCGTTGTACTTCATATTAATCACATCTGCGTTGGTGTCTAAGATTTGCGAAATAGCATCGTGCAATAGCGTGCCACGATCCGCGAACGTGCTTGAGGGTTTAGGAGGCATCTTAGCGCATAACGCTACCGACGCAGGGCAGTTGATCACGCGCTTAGCGGTCGAGCCGCCCACAATTGAACTATGCAACATCGCGGCGCTCCATCATCAAGTCGGCGTACTTATACGCGACGTCAACAACATTTTTAGGGGCAAGAGGTGGGTTTACTGCAAGAAGGCCTTGCAAAGCGGCGGCGGCAAAGAAATCGCGTAGTGTCATGCCTTGGACAACGTCCTTAGCAGACCAAGTGGGAAAGGCGGGTGTGTTCATAGTGTAGTCTCCTGTTGTGAATTTGTATTTGACAACAAATTTAAAATGATGTCAAATACTTTTTATGCGTGAATCAGAAATAGAGGCGTATTTCAAATGGTCGGTCGAAATGGTCGGTGGCATCACTTACAAGTTCACATCGCCATCGCATCGGGGCGTCGCAGATCGTATAGCGTGCCTGCCCAATGGAGCGACGTGGTTCGTGGAGCTAAAGACCAAGGGTGGCAGGCTTTCACCACTGCAAAAGTCATTCGCCGCGGAAATGGCAAGACTTAAACAGAATTACGCATGTTTATGGAACAAGGAACAAATTGATGCTTTTATTACGACCCTACCAAAATGAAGCGGCCGACTTCATCTACGCGCATGACCGCGCGATGGTGTTGGCGCCCGTGGGGGCGGGTAAGACGGCGATTACGCTCACCGCTATGCAAGACGCGTTGCGCGATGGTGTAGTTAAGCGTTGGTTAGTGTTGGCGCCCAAGCGTGTGGCGACCGACGTCTGGCCGGTTGAGGCGCCTAAGTGGGCGCCCAACATGTACATCAAAGTCGCTGTGGGCACGCCCGCGCAACGTCTGGCGGCTGTTAAGTCGCCAAGCGATGTCGTGGTGACCAATTACGACAACATCCAATGGTTAGCCGAGCAAAAGCTAGACTTTGACGGCATTGTGTTTGACGAGCTTACGCGGCTTAAGAACCCGTCAGGCGCACGCTTTAAAGCGCTGTTAAAGGTGATCGACGCCATGCGTGTGCGTTGGGGGTTGACGGGGTCCTTTACATCTAACGGATTGGAAGACGTGTTTGGCCAGTGCAAGATCGTAGACCAGTCGTTGCTTGGGCGCAGCAAGGGCGCGTTTATGCAGCAATACTTTGTGCTGATGAATCCTGAGTACGGCGAATGGATGCCGCGCCCTGGATCGCTCAAGCGCGTAATGGACGTTATCAAACCGGCGACCTATGTATTGGAGCCTGGTGAGTATGCCGATAAGCTGCCGCCGTGCCATATGGTTGAGATGCGTTGCGACATGCCGATGACGCACTACAACCAAATGAAAAAAGATTTTGTGTTGCAGTTTGGCGATACGCACATCGAGGCGGTGAACGCCGGCGTTGTGACGGGCAAGCTGCAACAGATGGCCGCGGGGTTTGTGTACGACACGTCGGTCAAACCCAACCCGTTAGCACCAGGTAAGTTCACAACGACACAGACGCCGATCTGGTTTACGCATCACAAGTTTGAATTGCTAGAAGAACTGATACAGGAGAACCAACGTGCCAACACGATTATCGCTTACACCTATAAAGAAGAGCTTGCCGAGCTTAAGCGTCGCTTTCCGCACGCCACTACCTTGGACGACGAGCGGGCCATTGAGCGCTGGAATAAGGGAGAGGTGGAGTTGCTTCTTGTCCACCCCAAGTCAGCCGGACACGGGCTTAACTTGCAGCACGGCGGTTGCCGGATGGTCTTTTTGTCACTGCCTTGGAGCCTTGAGTTGTTCGAGCAAACCGTCGGACGATTGCACCGAAGCGGACAAAAGCATGACGTCTGGGTGTACGTGATGCTAACCAATAAAACAGTGGATGAGAAAATTTGGGCGGCGTTGCACGACAAGCGCGCTATTTCTGAGATTGCTATGGAGGCATTGAAATGATACTCACACGACAACAAATGGTTGACTCTGTAATGAAAGCACTTGAAGACGCTGTAGCAAAGGAGTTCCCAGAAGAAGAGCGTGAAGAAGCTAAAGCTAGAATACTGGGCGTGTGGGCTGCTCAAATGTTTGATACGCCTATGCGTATGGGAGATGACGAATGACTGATATCATCGCCCTACTTGAGCAAGCCTGTGGCGGGCGCTGTAACGCCGAGAACAACCCCTGCGAATACAAGGAAGCCGCGCTAGAGTTGGAAGGGTTAAAGCCTGTTGCGTGGTTGTATGACGGGAATTTGCATAGTTTTGACCCGACTGATTGGGCGATTGAGCCTGAAAGCGTACAGCCACTCTACACCGCGCCGGTTAAACAAACCCCCGTCGCCTGGCGCAAGAAGGTTAACGGCGTCTGGCATTACTTTGACAAATCAACACCCTTTCCTTTTGACGACTGTGAGCCCTTATATGAAAAGAATTGACCTATACAAAGCTAAACTAAAAGCCGCGCGGGCTGAGTTGGTGATACGCCAACGCCAAGCCAACGCCGTACAGCGCGCGCTATTCAATGTAACTAACCGCATTAACGACTTGGAGCAAAAAATTGAGAACTTGGCGCAGCCTAAATAACGTCTTGCACAGCCTGACCGAACAGGAAGTGCTGGACTTGTTGACCGAAGAGCGGTCGACCTTGCGGCGCTCATCTATGCTCAAGCGTCTACATCAACGCTACACGGCGCTGCGGGCAGACCGCGAGCGTATCGAGATTATGAAAGAGGCAATTCACCCATGAGAAACATTGAAACGCTTGCCGACATTGTGCGCGAGCAACAGGCGCGCGACTACGCCCAAGGGTACGCGCATCCGATCAAAGGCGTAGACGCCATACTGACTGAGCGCGGTAAGCGCTACGGTCTATTTAAGGATCATGCGGGTATCTCGCAGACGATAAAAGACATGATGAAACAAGAAGAAGGATGGGCGCGGCTTGCCCCAGACCAGAAGGAAGCTCTTGAGATGATCGTGCACAAGATTGCGCGCATCTTAAACGGCGACCCTAACTACGCCGATTCGTGGGTTGACATCGCCGGCTATGCTAAATTAGTTGCAGACCGATTGGAGGGGGTTGTGCGATGAATATATTTAAGTTTTTTGTCCAAAAGTCTAAAGAGCCGGAGGACAAAATTTGTAGGTGCGAGCACATAATAATGTGCGATTTGTATGATAAATGTATGAAGGAGATTAAAAATGAACGAACAGAAACTACCCTGCCCACTGATCGACGATCCTAAGTGGGTCTACATTCCGGCCGCGTCCACCGACGTGGCTAGAACGTGGGCTAAGTTTGGTTGGACTCCGCCATCCCAAGCGCGGCAGTCCTAACGTGCTTGACCATCCCGCTTAAAAACGGGGTGGTTTACCCAAGCATAGATGTTGCTTTGACTTTAACGGCCGCAACGCGGTTGAGCCAACCTTCACCATAGACATTAAAATTGCCTAGCCCACGATAAAAATCTTCTTTGGCTTGACTAAACTTTTGAATTAACTCGTCAGCATCCAAAGCGTTTACAGCGGCTAAAGTAATTGGCCCAATACCACCGTCAGGCGTTACACCTATAGCAGTCTGCAATATCTTGGCAGAACCGCCACAGCCAGCATTTACGGCAAAATCAAATACTAGGTAGTCAATGCCTGAAGGCATGTCGTCGCAGCGGCAGACGTCCCAAAACTTTTTTTTGTAGAACGGCTTGACGTCTTCGGGTGTAAGCTTTTTCATCTGCTCATGCGTGACCTGATGTCCTGTCCAGTGTTCCCAGTTGTATTGGGTGACGCCCAACATAGTTGAGCCAGGCCGACCATCAGGCAATTTATTGCCGTGATCCCGTTCATCCGCACTAAACACGCCTTCGCTTGCCAACATCAATTTAAACGCGCTGTCCCAATTACTTGCCGCCATTTTTAATCTCCGCTTCAGTGACTTTTTCTTTAGTTTTCATATCAATAATCTTTTCCAACGTCCTGCCACCAAAGTAAAACGACATGATCAACATGC